ATCTACACGTACTGACACACTCTTTCCCTACACGACGCTCTTCCGATCTATATACACAAAAAATTTAAGTGGGGGGCTTTACCATTATTGTAATAAGACCGGGATATGTTATAATACAACCAATTTATATAAGTTTGACAACACTATATGATAACTTTGTTATATTATATACGTATAAAGGTAAAACACTTTTTTATAATGAAGGACGACGATAAAATGAAAACTATTGCCAGGATACATACAGAAATTGAAGATCTGGAAAGAGAGTTAAAGAAGGATGATGATAATGGTTACTTACTAAGGCCTTATGTTAGAAGTAAGTTTCAGGATCGAGTTGAAACACTCAGACAAGAAGAAAGAGAAATTTTAAATAATTTATGTACAGAAAATTAAAATATGAAAGATAATTATAAATTTAGGGAGGCTAATTTTACCCCTAGCTCAAATAGAGTCATACTCAAGTGCAATAAGTTTGCAACATACAAACAGTCACAGCGAGTATTGGACGACGCAAAGAATGAAGGTAAAGATCCTATGAATGATCAGATGGAAACTATTATAAAGACAGTTGATGTAAAGTATGGTTACCAGATCATGGAAATTGCATCACTCCCCATAGATGATAAATCAGGTTATAAAGTGGGTGATAAAGTACTAGTAGACTTTAGGGCTGCTAAGAAATTTGACTTATATAAGGACCTTTACTGGGTATGGTTGATGGATATTGTAGGTATCATAAATGCAGAATAGCTATTAGGGGGATCAAAAAATTTTATGGTCCCCTTAATTTTTATGTAACTTTTTTCATCCATAAACGTATAACATATGCAGATCAACCAGCAAGGACTCACGCTGAAGAGCAAGCACCTCCGATACTACGTTAACTTGCGTATAAGACCGGGGAGAAATGGGGGGAGATAATATAAATAATATGAAGGTCCTCCATAAGTCCAGAAAGATCCTTTAAATGAAAAGTTTAGGTGTGGTCATCAAATAAAGACCGAGGTAAACAAAGACATCTTCAAAAGAGCATTTGTTAGCACTGCCTAAAACATTTAATCGGTTAAAATGACAAATAGTGGTTTCCTCACTATTAAAGGGTAAGTTGTATTTATTCATTAAATAATAAATAGTAAGTTATAAGAAGTTAATAAGTAATCTACAGTATATAAGTTTATTCTAAAGCATGGGGTACACCCAATTAGCACTATAAAAAATAGTGCTTTTTTTATGCCCTTTTGTGTAACTTTATGCCTATATTGACGTATAATAGGTGTTAATTAAGTATTAAAATGGCAAAACAATTAGATTTATATAAAGCAATAAATAAACACTCAAAAGCAATTAAGGTGCTTGAACAGCACATGCTTGCTTCAAATGATCTTATGTTAATGGCTTATAGTTCAGAGATGAACAAGTTTATTACTAGGCGTTTAGTTAAGCAATGGCATAGGTATTTACTATGGCTTAAGGTTAAGCGTTTCTTTGGGCTCAAGTCAGCTCATAAAATTACAGATCCTATAATAGTTAAATCTTATATTAATGGCTAATATTATATATAGGCGTGGCATGGCTATGCTAGACGATGCAAATGTCAGTAAGGACATTAATGATGCAATATCTTTATGTAAGCATGGGTATTGTGTTCATAGGCACAATTGTGAACTACGTAATCAAGTAATTGAGAACTGTGAGGACCTAGGGGTGTTTAGTCCCATTACAGGTTGTAAGTCATACTCACCAAATAGTGAAAACGAATTAAACTTTGAATTTGGCGATGAATAAATATAAAATATATGTAGCCGGTCCTCTGAATGCAATGGCCGTGGATTATTTAAAGAATGTCAGTAATATGATGACTGAAGCTGAACATTTACGTAGGTTAGGTTTTTCTATATATGTACCAGCTATAGATCTTTTAATGGGCATTAAGTTTGGTTATACATCTTACAATGACTATTTTGATAATAGTCAACCTTGGCTCAAGGCAGCAGACGCCTTATACCTTTGCAAAGGTTGGGAGAACTCCAAGGGTACTAAAGCTGAGATGGAAACAGCAATGGCTAATGGCATACCAGTGTTTGACAATCCTGACCAATTAGCTAAGCACTTTGCTGACAAATCTAAAGTTACTTTTATTGAAGAACTTGAAAAAGATATAGCACAATGGGAAGAATTGCTGATAAAGACCTTAAGGCAGACCAGGGCAAACTAAGGTATGACCTTATACCAGTTGCTGCACTTGAAGGTATAGCAGAAATATTTACATATGGTTCAAATAAGTATGATGAATTTAATTGGTACAAATCTCTACAACCTACAAGGTATTATGCTGCTGCGATGAGGCACATTATGGCTTGCCAGTCTGGTCAGAAGATAGACCCCGAGTCAGGTCTTAAACACATAGATCATGCAATTGTGAGTCTTATTATGTATCGTGAACTTACAGAGAAAATATTAGGCACAGACTTGCCTACAACATATACAGATTATATTAATAAAATAATTGAAGAATAACATGTTATATTATATGAACAATGGGCATGAGCTCATTAAAATAGACGAGAAGACAAATAAGGTTGCAAACCTTCATACCAAAGAATCTAATCAAGTTGCATATAGGCCTTTGTATATTATACAAGAAGATGGGACTATTATGTATGAAGATGCTCAAAAGCTTAAAGTAAAAGCAGGAGATGTAGTAATGGTATTAGATGCTGGTACACCTATTATTATTAAGGACAAAGCATTTGCATTACTTGTGGAAATGTATTTTGAAGGTTTAAAAAATAACTTAACTGTAGTAAAATAATTATGGGAACTATATTATATAAGCAATTTCGTGGTGACGAATTATTGAAGATTGACACAAATGACAATACTGTAGTAAATGTATATGAAAGACAATTTAATCAACGTATATATGGTTCTATTATATTAGTTAAAGAAGATGGTATTTTTGTAGATGACAAAAATAATAGTCAACCTGTATCTAAAGGGGACTGTATATTTTTAAATTATGATATTTGTTCTATAATTAAAAATGAGGATCTTTACAAAACAGTTGAAGCTCAAATACAATTACAGAAACAAAAAGATGAACTTAATTCTATAAAAGAAGCTTGTTGCAATTCAGTAATATCTAATTAATATCATTATGGAAAAGAGTAAATTAATAATTAAAACTTTAGTATCTGGCGTAATGGGGTTAAGTAAAGGCTCTTGGTTATATTATACGCCAGCAAATGATGTATATGAATTTTCATATGCTAAGGAAGATAATCAATCTGATATAGGTAGTTATTATTCATATAAATCAGTTAGCGCTACAATTGATAGGGCAACTGTTGAGTCGTATATAGGTGAATTATTTGAATATGTATCAGACCCTGTTATAGTTGAACGTTTAGCAGAGACTGAAGAAGACAAAGAGAAAGATGAATAAATACCAATTAAAACTGAAGTGTTCGTGTGGATTTGAGGAAGTTCTTACCGAAATGGAAGAGAATGGTCTTCAGATCCACATAGGATCTTCTGACGTAACAGAAGACCACAGCAAATTAGTATTAGACTGTAAACAGTGTGGTGCTAAGATAATGTTAGAAATAGTAGAAAAACCTGAAGAAAATGTACCTGAGGAAATTCGTAACGAAGGATAATTTTACAAGAGTTTATATTACTGTCCTGAATGGGCTGCTTCAGCTGACTCCAAGGGAGATAGACGTATTTAGTGCGTTAATGAAGATCGACTTAGTGTGGCAGCCCAAGATGGATGGTGATTTAAAGAATCTTATGTCTACAGATAATAGGCGGTTAATAATGAAGAACGCCAATATTAGTAAGGCTAATTTAACTAGGGCTGTTAAAAAGTTTATATCAGTTGGTATAATTGAAGTTCAGTCAGATGGTAGGTATCTTATACCGGAACTAATGAAACCTATTATAGACAAAGAGAATAAAATAAATATTCATTTTGTACTAGATCTTAATAAACCTATAGTAGATGGAAAATAAAATAGAAATATTAAGACCTCCTTGTTTTGAAAAAGGTGATATTATAGTTAATTATAAAATGACAGACATTCGTCTTATATTATCTATAACAGAAGATGGACGATATGAATACATACAAGTAGATAATAATAATGTATATAGTTTACATGGAGAAATTATAAAATCCAAAGGATCTATTTGCAAACAGCCTATAGAAATAGTTGAAAAATATTTTTGTTTATATAAAATTGAATAATGTTATTAGTTAAACAGAAATGGCAGGATGAACTAATACATACCATAGGTTTACTTACTATGAAAGAAGATAGGGTGATAAAGAGAATAGTATATCATCCTTTAGAATTTGCCAGGGAAAAAATGACTAGTGAAGATGATGAGCGACCAATACGTATAAGATATTTTGGTGCTTTTGTGCTTAAGTCAAAACGATCAAAGGAACGGGCAAGGAAGTTTTCATACATATATAAAAATTATGAAGTATATAAAGATATTGTAGCATCATATGGTTATGAAGTGGATACTTTAGAAAAATATCAAACTATTTTGAAGCAACATTTTAATGGCAAAAAGATTCGATATATAGATGAAATCTATGAGAAAGGCTTAGTTTTAAAACAATGTATATAGGGGCAGGTAACTTCCCCTATTTTTTTATGTATATCTGACATGAAATTATTTGATATTCAGCAAGGTAAAGTTGTGATGAATCCAACTATACTTTGGGTTCCAGAGTTTCGTGCTCTGTGGGATCGGGACAAAAGCAAACATAAAGAGCAAGCTGTTAATGAAATATCTTATATAGTATTTCTATATGATTTTAGGTCGCCCTATACAGCTTATTCTACAAACGAGCGTGAAGCTCGTATAAAAAAAGACTGTTTCAAGTCTGAGGAATGGCAACCAGATGATGCTATAAAAGCAGCAGTTGTAAAATATAAAGAGTTACAGAGTAGTCCTATATCTAGGTTATTACAATCAGCTATGGATACCTGTGATAAGATGACAGATTATTTTAATAGTGTAGATTTTAAAAAGGTAGATCATAATGGTAAACCTATATTTACATTAAAAGAAGTATCTAGTGTGATGAAAGATATTGGCGATATTGTGTCTTCATTAGAGTCCTTAAAAGAGAAGGTTGATAGGGAACAAATGGAGCGTGGTTCTATCAGGGGTGGAACTGGTATAGGAATGTTTGAGAGATAATTATGTTTGAACTACCATTAAAGAAAACTATTAATTCAGATAAATTTAGGCAGCCTGCTATATTCTTTGAAAAACATGGGGTGTATACATTTGCTCCTCCTGGTACAAGTGAATATATAAGGTATTGGACTAGTGAACTAGAACGTTGTCAATATGGCTTTGTAGCCGAAGATGGTGACTGGATTCCTGGTTATTATTATTTTTATTTGAATTATAGTAGGATTATTGTTGTTAAAGAGTTTACTATAGATCTTGGCGATGGTCGTACAAAAAAGAAAAGAGAACGTGTAGAGTCGTTTCCTTACTTTTGGGACTATGATAGGGCTTATTACGAAGCAGTTGAATTAGCAGAAACTAATGGTAGACATCTTGCAGTTATTAAGGCTAGGGGCAAAGGATATTCTTTTAAAGGAGCTTCTATGTTAGTTAGGAATTACTATATGTTTAGGGAATCTGTATCATATGCAATAGCAGCTGAAACAGAATTCTTAACTAAAGACGGTGTACTATCTAAGGCCTGGGATATGATGGACTTCATAGACAATAATACAGGGTGGTATAAACATAGGCAAGTTAAAAATAGTTCTATGCATAGGCGTGCTTCTTTCATAGAGAATGTTAATGGTGTGCCAATTGAACAAGGCTATAAATCTGAGATAATAGGTATTTCCCTAAAGAATGATCCTCAGAAAGCCAGAGGTAAACGTGGTAAATTAATACTATTTGAAGAGGCTGGTAAGTTTCCAAATCTTAAAACTGCATGGCAGGTAGCTAGGCCTTCTGTAGAACATGATGGCGAGGCATTTGGTCTTATGATAGCTTATGGTACTGGTGGTACAGAAGAAGCAGACTATACTGGTCTTAAAGATTTATTTTATGAACCTGATGCCTATAACTGTTTGCCATTAAGAAATATATGGGACGAAGGAGAACATGATACTTCATGCGGTTTCTTTATACCACAGTCTGCAAATATAGAAAAGTTTATGGACAAAGATGGTAATACTGACTTTGACCAAGCTACTCAATTTATATTAACAGAACGTGAAAAGGTAATAACCAACGCTTCAGATCGTAATGCTATTGATAGACATATTTGCGAACAACCTTTAACACCTGGTGAGGCTACACTTAATGTCAGTACTAATATGTTTCCTAAGAAGGATCTTATTAGGCACTTGGCAACTATCAGGAATTCTGAATCAATAAAGGGGCTAAAACAAGTTGGCACTTTATATTTTGCACCAGATGGTAAAGTAAAGTTTGAACAAAATCCAAAGCTTAAAGACCTTACTAGGTATAAGATACAGGCTGGTGAAAGTAAAGAGGGTGCCGTTGTTATATGGGAACATCCTACCGAAAATCCACCATGGGGTTTATATATAGGTGGTTGTGACCCATATGATCACGATACTGCTGTTACAGATTCATTAGGTTCTATATTTATATATAAACGAGTTCAGGCCTTTGAATCATGGTATGATGTGCCTGTAGCAGAATATACAGGTAGGCCTGATAAAGCTGATACTTTCTATGAAACAGTAAGGATGTTATTAATGTATTATGGGGCAACTCTATTATATGAAAATGAGAAGAAAGGTTTATTTACTTATTTTGTGAATAAACATTGTGATTACCTATTAGCAGATCAACCTTCAAAATTAAAAGATATTATAAAGGATCTTACTGTTGCTAGGGGTAAAGGCACTCATATGAATAAACCAATTAAACAATGGATGGAGACACTTATTCGAGATTGGTTATTAGAAGAATATGAACCTGGTCGTAAGAATCTTACAAAAATATATTCAGAAGCTTTATTAGAAGAACTTATAGCATATGATCCATTGCGTGGTAACTATGACCGAGTTATTTCATTTGGTTTAGCTCTTATATATAATGTAGAGTTACAGCATGTTAAAATAAAAAAGATTACAGACGAAGAGAAGATTGATTTATATCTTTTCAAAAAACCATTGTTTTTAAATAAAATTCCTAATTATTATGTCGCAAAATAATGCAAAAGGGTTACCAAACCAAAAGATACCATTTAGTCAAAAGAATAAGTCTTGGCAACAGGACACTATAGATTATTATATAGGCAGAGTTGGTGTTGGTGGTGAAGATAATATTCATAATAGGTATGAGCGTATGAACCTTGCTTATGGCCTATATGATTCAGAGTTTGACAGGAATGACTTTAAATATGTTACTGATCCATATGATGTTGGTGACACATTTCCTGCAAATATTCAAAACTATAATATAATACGTCCTAAGGTTGATTTATTGATTGGTGAAGAATCTAAACGTCCAGACGATTTTCATGTTATACAAACTAATTATGATGTTGTATCTACTGTGCAAGAAGAGTATAAATCTCGTCTAATGCAGGTTTTAAATGCAACATTACGTGGGGAGGAATTCCCAGTAACTATGCAAGATGTACAGAAGTATATGAAGTATAGCTACAAAACTATGGCAGAAGAGGTTGCCTATAATTTATTGAAATACTTAAAAGAGCGTTTAAATATAAAGAGTGAATTTCTTAAAGGGTGGTTTGATGCTCAAGCTGCTCGTATGGAAATTTACTATACAGGTACTATAAATGGCGAACCTGTTGTGGAAAGGGTTGATCCTCGAGATTGTGATTTCGATATAGATGCTACTACAGATTTTATAGATCAAAAGAGTTGGTTCCGTCGTTCATTTTATATGTCCCCATATGCTCTATATGATAGGTTAAGGGATCTA